TCACCATAGTCACCAGTTTGCTCTGCCTTACCCCAAGCTTGTGCAATAGGGTCATTGGAGTTAATTGCATTGTTGATAGTTGCTGTTTGCGCTGCTGTGTAATTAGGTACAGCAGTTCTATCATTCCCTGCTGGCAATGTTCCAAAAGTAGCTTGCACTTGTTCTGGCGTAATGCCATAAGCAGATGCTGCTTTGACAATATCGCCATAAGCAGCATTAGGGTCAGTCCTTAGAAGATTGACTAAAGCATCAGTTAGTTGTGCTTGTGTATAAGCCATGATTAACCCTTTATCTCTACATTGGATGTAATGCCAGCACCAATCTTCATTGCTTTCAATTGGGCTTCTGCTTCAAACTCTTGTTGTTTCAAAGCAAAATAGGCTTGTTGTTTCTCACGCTCTAATTGCAACTTAGCTGCTTCTTTTTCACGCAAAACTTGCATATCAAGAGCAGCCTTTTGTTGTGCCATCTGCATATCAGCTTGCATTTGAGCCTGTTGCATTTGTAAATCAGCCTGTGCTTTTGCTTGGCTTGCTTGAATCTCAGCCTGTGTCTTAGCCATCAATGCCTGTACTTCTGGGGGCATCTGTTGCTGTTGTGGAGGAGGATTTGAGAGCATCTGGTCTTGCTCTGGTGTAATTGGCTTGTAGAACTCGGCAGAATCCTTAAAGCCAGCAATCTCAACCATGCGTCCCAATGTGCCACGATATTGAGCAGGGGAAACATAGGGATTGGCAGGGCCATACTGAGCAATCAACTGCTCTTGTTTAGCCAGAACCATTGACAACATAGCCATCTGTTCTTGTCTGTTACCAGCACCCAAACCTACATTGATAGCAACATCATATTGGTTAGCCCATGTACGAGGGTCAAACTCTACGAATTCCCCACGCATACGCACCAAACGAGGCTTGTCTTGATACTTGCACAATAGATGCAGGATACCCTTAAACAAAGACTTAACGCCTGTCTCAGCAAAGATACGAGCCATCAATTCAATCTTACCCGCACCAGCTTGTTGCATCGAGGCAACCGCAGCAGCAGTCACGTTCTGCAAAATAGATGGGTCAAGCCCTTGTGAGGCATCAGACACACCTGTACGCTTTGACTGGATTGTGTCCAAGTACTGAAGCATTGGAAAAGCTTGAGATGCTACGTTCTGCACTACAAGTTGTTGCACAGCTCCTTGAGACTTAGCACGAATAACACCACCAGCAGTAGATGTAAGCAAGTCATCAAGGTTTACCTGTCCTTCAACGGCAACCACTCGTGCATTGTTTGTCAGATACAAGTTATCCAACATCTGACGAGTGATAGTTGTCTTAATCAGTTGCAAATCAGTTGTTCTGTCTGCAAGTGAGTTACCAAAGAACTTGTGTGGAATTGGAATTGGGCAGATAGAGTGGAATGGAACATAATCCACTTCCTCAATCATTTCCTTACCTTTTTCGTCTTGCAGAATCTCATTTCCTGCGTAGAAAACCTGAGTCAGAGATGCAATGCCTTTGCCATTTATGTCAGTTTTGATATAGCACTCAAAGACCTCAATCTCTTGCATAGATGGGTCATCAGTCTGCACTTGGTAAGGTTGCTCACCAGCAGAGAAACGAGCCACACGCTCTGGCGTATATGCCAAAGCATCATCCATCTGCAAGCCTTCTACTTGCTCTTTGTTAAAGCCCATAGCAATCAATGTGCTACGAGTCAACATCTGACGATGTGCTACAAATGGTGAATCAGCAATGGTGCGAGCCTTCTTGCTAATCAAGAACTCCTCTGGAGGAACATTCTCAATCGTTACCTTGCCTGATTTCTTTTTCTTCTGAACTACTACATTGTGAGTAGCACCCATGACAGGCTGACCAGTTGGGTCAATGACTGGCTGTCCATTAGGGTCAAAGATTGGAAACTCTGTCGTATCTTGCTCGACAATTTCCATACTCTCATCAGACAAAAGCATTGCTAACTCGTCATCTGACAAGTCGTAGTAACGCTCTTTGGTAATGTCTTCTTTGTCTTCCCAGAAAGCTTTAACAATGCCGTTCTTTTGCAAGAGAGCATCTTTAAACCAGTCGTGCAGGATAGCTACGCCTTCGTTGTCACGATGGAATACCCAATTGCAGTAGTCTGTGGCTTGTTTGGCAGACGCTTCGTCTTGTGGGCCTTGAGGCTCAAAGACAACAATCTGGTCTGAGCCTGTGAAAATGCGTACAAGCGATGGCAAAGCACCATCAATAGCCTCTGCTACCTCGCCTGTAACAATCTGTGATTTACCCTCGACCTCATTACCATAGGGCTGACGCAAATAGGCTTCTAAAGCCTGTTTACGCTGCTCTACTGTTTCAGATTCAATATATCCAATAGCATCATCAATTTCAGCTTGGAGTATTGACTTCAAGTCGTTCTGTTCCATGTGTATCCTTCGGAGGGCGACCGATTTTAGGTCTTTGTGAGGATTGTAACCCTTTTACCACATTTTCCAACATTTCGATACGCATTTCAAGTTCTTTTACCTTTGGGGCGAGATTTACGCCTTGACGTTCTACAAACATTACACAATCCATTTCGGAGCTTGGTTAATCGGCTTACTCCACGTTGAATGACCTTCATCCAACCCCAGAGCAAGATAACGGAAAGAATCAGAGCCGTGAGAAGACCAATCGTGAAGTGGTCTTTCATAGAAAATCTTACGCTTCTCATCGTAGTCTCTGCGGTAGTTTCTTAGGCAATTTAGCCCTGTTTGCACCTGTGGGACATTAAACCAGCATCTAGGCAATAACCTACGCACAGCCTGAATACCATCGTCTAAGCCCATTCTAGGTGCAATCTTTATCTCTAATCCTGCTTCCTCAAGCATCTCTAGTCGGCTCTTACCTGACCCCAACTCCCTCACCCTCACATCATGGGGCAATATATGCTCTGCTTTGGTGTAGTCGTTATCCCGAATCCACTTCACATAGTGGTCTAAGCCTACGCCATGATTCTCGTAATAGTCGATTAGGCGCACCTCAGTACCAACCAATTGAGCCACCCAGATAGATGTAGAGTCACCCATACCCAAGTCCCAAGCAGTAAAGGTACGGCTTAGTTCCTCTCTGGGAATCTCTTGCATATGCTTCTTGTCTTCCAGTTCGTTTAGGATTTGTCCATAGTACGAACCTTCTACAGCAGCGTCAAAGCTACACTCAAACTCTTGGCGGTATTTATCCTCGCCCATTTCGTTCTTAGCTGCCTTGAGTTCTACCTCATCTACTACTCCTGTTTCAGATGCTTTGAACTCCAGAAGACCCCAACCCTCCTCTTTTTCAGCCCTGTCTCGCAGTTCTTTGAAGTGGTTATGTCCTTTAGGCGTACCAATGAACAAACACCAACCTTTTCTGTCGGCTAGTGCTGGTCTAACAATATCTGTCCAAATCTTAGGATTCTGGTCACCAATCTCGTCTAGGATTACCCCATCGAAATACTGACCACGCAAGGCTTCAGGATTGTCTGAGCCATATAACTGGATACGCCTACCCCAAAAGTCAACTCGCAACTCAGAGATATTGCTAGAGCCTCCTAATGGCTCTGCATACTTCACCAGATAGTCCCATGCTACCCTCTTAGCTTGTCCATAGGTAGGCGCAATATAAGCGTATCTAGGGGCTTCCTTCTGGTTAAGGATAGCGTCCTTGATTAAGTGGTTAATCGCAGAGACAGTCTTGCCCATGCGCCTGTGAGCAACAACAACGCCAAAACGCTTACTGTCCATTAGTTCATGGATAGCAAGTTGTTGTGTTCTTGGCTTGTATGGGATTTCGATTACTTCGCCCATGTGACAATATGCTGAAGTGGTTGGTCTGAGTCTCCACTTACTGTCACAGATGCCATATCAGGCATAGACTTACGCAATAATATTTCAATTGCTTTCATCCTTGTAGGACTTAAGTCTTCACTTATACCAAGTGCATGATTTTGCAAGACATTTAGTAATTGACTTACTTGGATTTTCTTGCGTACATCCTCTTGATGTAGTTTGTTTATTGGTCTTCCAGCCATTGTGTTTGACTCCTCTTGGGTTGGTCAAGTTAGTGAACACTAATATTATAGCAAACTTCTTAAAAATCCAAAGTCTAGTTTCTGTGGAAGACTTGTATCCAACTCGTTAATTGGCACATCGTAAGAACTTAATGGGAAAAGTTTGCGTCTTTCTTCCATTGATAAGTTTCTTCTGGATTGAACAGCACGAGCCTCTGCTTCTCCTGCTGCTCTTAGATATCTTTGGAAATCTTCTTTGTCACCAGCCATAAATCCAGAACCAGATGCCATTCCTTCTCTGTTTTGAATTTGGTGTTGCATTTCATGGACTAATGCAGACTTAATGTCTTCGTCTGTTGGGCCATAAGCCTCAAGGAATCTGCCTTCATCACCATACTCGGTTGCACCTGATGTAACTGGTTTATTACCAATTTCAGTTTCAATCTTTCTTGTAAAAGGATAAGCGTCATACAACTCAGGGTGTTCCATGACTTGATATGCCTTACCTTCTCTTGTTGACATAATAATAGGATTACCCTCTCGGTCAATACCTATTTTTTTACTTCTCAACTCAATGTTTTGGTCACTAATCTCTTGCCGCCACTTACCATCTGGGCTTTTAAAAGTACCAGTTTTCTCCCAAATAACTTCAGCAGATTCGCCATCTTTCTCTAATTTCTTGGCTAATTCAGCAGCGTCTTTATTCCATGCTTTTGATTTTTGACCAATAAAAATCTGACTTTTTGTGCCTTGTGCTAAGTCTTGAAGCAAAGAAGCTGGCAAACCACCGCCCTCAAGAATCTGTGGCACTACCTTCTCTGCATATTTTTCACCAATACGCCCAGCAGCCATAGCAGCTTTTTCAGTAGTCTTACCAAGCAATCCTGCTACTGGCGCAACTGCCATAGCAGCCTCTACAGCTTCAGCACGAGGCTTAGTAGTCATTCCTCTACCAGTAGTCAATGGCTCACCATAAGCCATTCTTTCCATTGTCTGTTGGACAGCAGGAACTCCCAAGAGATTCATCAGCATCTCTACTGGAGGATTCTCATAACCAAAAGGCTTTGCCCCAAACTGTTGGACTTTCTTTAGTCGGTCAGCAAGTAAACCCATTACTGGGTTGACCATTGGAGTAGCCCTTAGTTCAGCCATTATTTCATCCGACCCATCTTTTTAGCAGCTTCAGAAATAGCAATCGCAACGGCTTGCTTCTGGTTTTTTACAACCTTGCCACCCTTACCAGAGTGAAGTTCACCCTTGCCAAATTCGTGCATGACAGTAGCCATCTTAGCTTTTCCAACTTTGTTCATCTTAGGAGTTTTCATAATTAGCCTTTCTTGTTTCTAGCAGAAATTGCTTTAGCCTTTGCTCTAGCATCAGCTTTTGAACTAGCACCCCATGCTTGGAGGCTTTGTAGCAAACGAGTGGGGCTTCCATCAGGCTTACGCTCTGGCCCTGCCATGTTACCCATCCTAGCCAAGAATGATGCTCTACGAGGATTGTCCCCAGATTTGACTGGAGGTTTCAAATTGCTTCCTGCGTGTTCACGCTCATAGGATTTGCGGCCTTTTTCATTAAGACCACCTTTAGGGTTTTTACCCTCTTTCCTAGTCCAAGCTGCGCTCACTTTTTAGCCTTTTGAGCATAGAACTTATAAGCCATGTCTTGCCAGCCACTCTCTTTAGCCTTTTTCTCAGCTTCTTTCTTAAACTGCTCGGCTTGCTTAGATGTGTACTGTTTTTGGTTAGTCGTTCCCATTTTCTTCTCCCATGTCACCATTTTCATAGTCTTCGCCTTCGGCTTCGGGTTGCTCACCCTTTTCCCAAGCTTGACAAGTACGCAAGTTATGGCAGATAAAGTCCCACTTAGAACACCAGCCACGACCACCACCATCTTTGTCAAATCGGTCTTCTGGGACTGATTCCATCTTAGCCAACATATCAGGACTATCGTTGAAATACTCGCAGTTAGCGCATAGGTTACGCTTGGCTTGCTCTGGGCTAATGCGCCACACCTTAGACAAGGTGCGCCAGTAATCTGTGTTTGGTTGGTTAGTGCGGTCTGGGCCTAGATTCCAGTTCTCCATCAAGAATGTACGAGTTTTAGCATTTTCCTCTGCGGAAATCATGCTTTCGCCTTCTTGTTGAGCAATTTCAATGGTAA